GCAGAACAAGCTTACATTGAGTCTGCTAAAATGCATGCAGAAGATATATTAAGAATGGGTAAAGCTGAAGGTAAATCGCCATTAACACAGTTAAGAGATATAGGAACTCGTATATTACAAAACGATAAATTTAAATTTTTAAAAACCGGAGAAGAATTACCGGATGCAATAAAAAATTTATTGGGTCCTGAAAGAAACTTAAAAGCATCTGTTGGTTATACTACAGCAGAAGCTATTTCATCTATGGCCAACAAGAGAGCTGCAGACTATATTGCACAATCAGGTTTAAAAAATGGTTGGTTATTTAATACGGTAGAAGATGCAACTAACGCAGGATTTATTGGAGCACAACAAATTAAAAGTGTGCCAAGACTTGGTATAATGAAATCAAATTTATTAAACAAGTGGGCATCACCTGAATATGTAGAAGCGTTTGCAGGCATAGGTGGTTCTTTAGATAAACTTGTAGAAAATGCAGTGTATCGTTTTTTCTTACAATCTAAAGTAGGTGTACAGATTGGTAAAACATTATACTCACCACAAACACAAGTTAGAAATGTAACATCAGCTTCTTTCTTTGCTTTGATGAATGGTCATATAGGTGGTAGAGCTAGTGTAACAGATGCCATGCAAATTGTTGCAAGAGATATATTTAAAGCAGGTGGTAACAAAATTGATGAAGTAGAATTTAATAACTATGTAGAAAAATTAGTACGTCTTGGTGTGTGGGATGAAAACGTTGTAGCTGCAGAATTAAAAGCTGTAACACAAGATATAAAAAACAATGTAATAAATACTACAGATAAATTATTTGATAGATTAATGAAAATGGCACCTACCGATAAAGTTGCAAGATTATACGCAGGTGGAGATAATTTATGGAAAGGTTATGGTTTTGAGTTTGGTAAATCACAACTGTATCAAGCATTAAAAAGTTTAGATGATGTTAAAGAATGGTTTAGATATATGGGCAAAGAATTTGATCCAATCAATACAGTTACAGGACAGAAAAAAACATTTGATGACGCAATAGAAGAAGCGTCTGCATTCATGTTAAGAAATACTTATCCAACATACAGTAAAGTACCTCCTATTATTCAAAGTATAAGAAAACTTCCAATTGGAAACTTTATATCTTTCCCTGCAGAAATACTTAGAACAGGTGCTAATATTATTGGTTTAGGTTTAAAAGAAGCAGCACACCCTAATAATGCTATAAAACAGATGGGTATTAGAAGATTAACCGGTGCCTTCTTAACTAGTTATGCTGTTGGAAAAGGATTTACAGAACTTGCACAGTTCTTAACTAACTCTACAAACTCACAGTGGAACGCATACAAAAGATCATCGGCTGCATCGTGGGATGCAACTTCAAACTTATTGGCTGTTAAAGGTTGGAAGAATGGTGAAAGCGCTGCAATTAATTTTTCATATTTCAGTCCTTACGATAGTTTATATCAACCACTAGACGCAGCAATTGCACAAGCACAGAAACAAAATTTAAACCCACAAGAAACAGAACAATTTGTAATGAATTTAATGTTCGGAGAAGATGGACCTGTATCTAAATTTTTAGAACCATTTATATCAGAGCCGTTAGGATTTGATAGATTTATAGATGTAACTACGAGAAATGGTAAGAAAGATGGCGGTGGATCTGTGTACACACAATCAGACGACCTTGGAGATAAATTTTTAAAATCATTAGTGCATGTAGTAGATGGTATTAAACCAGGTGTATTAACAAGTGGTGAAAAAATAGGTGATGCATTATCAAAAGATTTAACTAAAGGTGGTAAACCAGTTAACTTGTCTGATGAACTACTAGCATTGTTTGCAGGTACTAGAATTATAAGAATAGATGTTAAAAAAGATCTTAGATATTTTACATCAACAATGAATAGATTATTAAGAGCAGTTGATGAAACAGAAAAATTTTATAGCGTACAAGATTTTGCACAGAAAACACCAACAGACATGGTTAGAACTTTTGATGAAATGCAAAGAGAAGCATACAGAATACAAAAAGATATGTACATTAGAATTAAAGATTTAGAATTATTAGATTTAAAAAAATCTACAATATTTCAAATTATGAAATCAGCAGGTGCATCTAGACAATTAATTAATAATTTATTGTCTGGAAGATTTACACCTGTCAACTATTCTAAACCTAGGTTTGAAAGTAAAGTTAGAATAGTAAAAGATCAAATGAGAAATTTAAGTAAAGATAGTGATGAGTTTAGATATCGAGCCAACAGATCTTTTTTATTTCCACAAAAAGAATTAGATAAAGTAAAAGGAAAATACATGGGAATAAAATTTTTTCCTAAAATATTAAATGAAGAAACAGGAAAAAGAGAGGGTGGTTATAATCCAGATAACGAAATATATAAATTAGATGAAGATGGTAGATTGTTGTTAGATGAAAATAAAAATCCTATAAAAGAAGATAGTTTTATCATGGATAAAATTAAAAAAGTACCTGGCATGATAAAAGATTTAGTGTTACCTGGTTCACCTGGCTTTACAAGTAAACCAACAACACCACCATTAGGTAACACACCTATGCCTATGAAAATGGCTAGTAATATAACACAAAAAAATCCAGTTACTAACTTGACACGTAATGAAGAAGCGTTATTATCTCCAACAGAAAAGGTAATAGCAAGTAGAACATAATGGCAAAAAACGCATTACAAAAAATAGAAGATCATGAGAAGCTTTGCAGAATTATGCAAAAGCAGACGCATGATAAAATTCACAAAATAGAAAATCAAATAAGTCGACTAGAAAAAATTGTATTAGTGTCGGCTGGCATGTTAATCATGGGTATGGCTAATATGATTTTTATGTTATTATCAAACACTCAATAAAATTTTATGCAACTTTCCAGGAATTTTTCTCTTCAAGAGCTTATTAAATCTGACACTGCTATCCGTTTGGATATCAATAACAATCCAAACTCAGGTCAGATAGAAAAACTAAAAGCACTTTGTGAAAATATTTTACAGCCGGTACGTGACCACTTTGGCAGGGTCAAGGTGACGAGCGGGTTCCGTAGCGAACAGCTGTGCCTAAAGATAGGTAGCTCAATCAATAGTCAACATGCCAAAGCCGAGGCCGCAGACTTTGAATGTATGGGCACAGACAATGCTGAACTAGCTGACTGGATCAACAAGAACCTAGACTATGATCAATTAATATTAGAGTTCTACACTCCTGGTGAGCCAAACAGTGGGTGGATACATTGTAGCTATACTACTGACCAACCTAGAAAACAATTTTTACACGCGTACAAATCTGAGGGAAAAACTAAATATAAACCAATAATTGGAAAAGCAGTCGACCTGGTTTAAAAAAATTCCAGCGCTCGTCGCATGTATATCCTATTATATCCATGACTTTAATTCTTCTCCTAAAACTTCTGATGCTATATTTATTTTTTTGCGTAGAGCTTGCACGATTTTTTCATCCACTGTATCGTCCGCCATTAAATCGACATAAGTTACCGATTTTTTTTGGCCGATTCTGTGTGCTCTGTCTTCTGATTGTAATCGCTTTTCTAAGTCATAACCATTAGAATAGTAAATTACTGTGTTTGCAGCTGTCAAAGTAATGCCATAGCCGCCCGTAGAGGGCGTTCCAACCATAAACCGACACTTAGGGTCATCCTGAAAACGCTTAATATTAGGCTGTCTCTCTTCTTGTGGTGTTAATCCATAATAATCGACAATGGACCCTGGACCATATTCTTTAGTTACAGCTTTAATTATTTCTGTAATATCATATTGGTAGTGAGCCCATATAATAGCTTTACCTTCTGTTTCTTCTAACACGTTCATTAATTCTGTAATTCTATTGTTAGCAATAGGTTGAGTTGCACCATCATCAGCAGTAAAATGACCACAAGTAATTTGCTGTAACCGCATAAGTTGTGTCAAGGTATTTACGGTAGTAGATTGTTTACCTTTTAGTATGGCAATAGCTTCTTTTTTCATTTGTTCATACAATTTACGTTGATCTGGTGATAGCTGTATTTGACGTTTAATAAAAATTTTATCTGGTAAATCTAAACAATCTTCTTTTAATACACGATAAGAAAAATTTTTTAATTTATCAGACAACTCACCTAAATTTTTAAAACCATTTACTACTTGTATTTGTCTACCATGCATGTGTAATGTTTTCATTTCTGCATATCTATTTCTAAATGCATAATAAGATGTAAAATTTAATAACCATGGACTTAGAAAATCACACTGTGTATATAAATCTAATGGATTTTTAGTTACAGGAGAACCTGTCATTATTCTTCTATAGCTTGCAGATGTTGCTAATTTAAGAATGTTTTTAGTTCGTTTAGCAGTAGGTGTTTTAATTGTAGTAGACTCATCAATAGCCATCATAGTTCTATGACATGATAAAAATTTATTAGCAAAATCCATACCTTTAGTTGTACTAAAAGCTTCAACATTCATAATTAAAATATGTAAACCTTCACCTTCAGAAAACAATTCGTCTAAATTTTGTTTTTGTTTTTTAGTGATAGTAGCTTTCCATAACACAGTTATATTTTCTATGTGATTTGGTAAATGTGTGGGTAATTCATTATTATACCAAGTGCCTACAACACCTTTAGGTGCTATGATTAATGCACCATTAACTTTACCTTTGTCATAAAGCATAGCTAAATTGTCTATCAATACTTTTGTTTTACCAGTACCCATTTCCATAAAATAAGCATAGGTTTCTCTATTCCATGACTTTTCTAATGCAGTCATTTGATGTGCGTATGGTTTTGTTTTAAATTTATAGTTCATAATTTTTCTTCTTTCTACTTGACAAGATAACAACTCACACCTATATTGTCAAGCATGAAAGAAAAAAAGGTTTATGTAATACAAGAAATTGCTGGTAGTG